GGTTGGTCGGAATATTTTTCAACTACAATTCTTTGCTCTGCAACAAAGATAAAGTGTCCTTTTTGAAATATAATACCTGGAGCAGATTCAATACCAAAAGACTTACCAACATGTGGTGTACTAACTCCTGTACTAACAGCAAGACCTTGTGATAATACAACTTCGGATGCAAGAGTACCTGTGGTCGTTCCTCTTAAGTACTTATGCTTATTAATAATTAGGTTTTCACCAGCCTGGAATTCTTTTGCTGATGGAACAGTATTTAAATAGTTAATATAAAAAGTGTTTAAATCTGGTGGTCTTGTTTGGAAACCAACTGAAGCTTGAACAATCTCTGCTCTTAAACCTGTCGATTGACCAACAAGTTCGTAAACATAATCAACTTCAACATCTTGTCCTTGAATAGGTTCTACACCAGGTCCACTAATATATGCAAGTGCATTAAATCCAACAGGACCGTCATTTACTTTTACATATTTAAGATCATCAAGTTCTGTAAAGTTACATCCCTTAACAATTGAACCTTCTTTGAAAATATTATCACCAAACTGCTCGACTTGATTTTGAAGCATTGATTGTAATTGAGTAAGCTCTCTTGCCTGAATAGCATAACCAGGTTTGAACATAACTCGATAAAACTGCTTTTCAACATCGTAATCATCGAAGTATGGGGCAATATTTAAATTTTTATTAATAGGCATTTTTGCTTACGTTCCTTAAAATTCCAATACAAACTTAAATTCTTCTCTTGATAGGTCTGTTCTTGCTAATGGGAAGAAGTCTTCCATGAAGTATACTTCACCTGTTCTTTGTATATAATCTGAATACACAATATTATCGTCTACAGGATTATTTATTGTGATTCTCTGACCTGTATCTGATACAATATCAAGATTAGGGTTAAAAGATGTATCTCCGTTACCTACAAGCTTATTATTTTGATATGGACCCATGTATTCAGCCAAATAAATTGTGTTTGCTGTGTCGTCAATTTCATGTACTTGTGCTGTAAATGTAATCTGATTACTTCCATCTACTTGAGTCACAATACTGTTTGCTGTTACACTTTGCCAATCATCCGTTGTAATTGCTATTCTGTTATCAAATATATCAGGAATTAAAGCAGTGTTTGCTTGACCGCTTCTCCATGTACCTGCACCAACATCCCTAAAGGACGGAGTTCTTACAATTCCTAATGACCCATATGTATTTACATCACCTATATTTGTATTATCATCTGCTGTAATATATGCATACATTGAAAAGTGTTTACATTTTAATTCATCAATAAGATTGTATGCATGACCGCCTTTAGGTTCAATTATAGGTCTTATGACTGCTCTTACATCCGTTGAGTTATCATCGTCAGGATTAAAATCTACAATTGGATCTACAACTTCTGCAATTACATTATTATATCCTGAACCTGCATTCAAAACAGTAACAGATGCAATTCGATCTTCGTCAATAACAGGAATCGCAACTGCACCAACTCCATCACCTTTAATATCAATTCTTGGTATAATATCTGCAGGTCCTTGTGTCTTAACACCTGCTGTAACTAAGTCTTTATCTGCTTCCCAAGTTCCGCCTGAAGTAAATGCTCCAAATCCTGAACCGTTTAGACCTGATGATAAAGAAGTATCTGTTTTTAAACTAAAATTGTTTGTATCTATAACATCAACATAATAAACTGGATTTCCATCTCCATCATCATCGTTTAGTTCTGTCATACCGCCTACATCTTTAAAACGAATAGGTTGTCTTTGAGAAAGACCGTGATCGGTTGATGTAATAACTACTGGATTGGCTTGTGTTGCACCTTCAACATTTCCTCTATTAGGATTTGACAATTCTGGTCCAACTCTAATTTCTGCTTTACCTGTTGATGTATTATATTTGTAATAATCTATCCTGAATAAGTTTGTTACACTTGAACTTGGGTTTGTGATATAAAGATATTGTCCTACATAATAGTTATCAATTGAAGACCAAGTTGTATCAAGAGGATCTACTCTAACAGAAACTTCTCCGTGAACATTTATTCCACCAGTTCTTCCAAAGATAAAATCTAATACAGCATATTTTTGTTGATATCCTTGATTAGAAGCAGCATTTGTTACTTCTATATCTGATATTCCACCGCCTGAAACCTCCGCTGGTTCAATCGTTGCTGAAGGATCAATTGGTATATAACCTAATGCATTATACCCCTCGAATTGTAATGTAGTGAGACGATACATATACTTCCACACATAACCGTCTGCCGTTTCATAAATTTGATTTAAGTTAGCATTATCAAATGTAGGAGGCGATTCTGCAGTTCCGCCGTTGTTGTTATCCAAACATTTATAAATTCGGTAGTCACCGGTATCATTATCATTAGGACCAACTACTGCATAAAAGTTTGTTCCTGTTAAATCGACTGCATCATCGTATTGAGTATATACTGTTCCTCTTTGCCAAGGATAATATCTAATCATAAAATTAATATCTTCGTTTTTAATCTTCTTGGCAAATAATGTATTTTCTAAAAATTCATTTTGTGAGACGGCAGAATCTACCGGATTGAATGTTCCGATAGAAGAAACAAACATATAATAATCTTCATTCGCTTTTGCATCAATGATGAAAGTTTTGTTTACATCACTTTTAAAATTATTTGTTAGGATTTCTGCCATAATCTTACTATCGCTCTTGAGTATATTTGTTTATTTATTACCACTGGACTAACCTCTAACTCTCATTCTTGGTCTAGGCCAGGCTCGACCTGATGTAGGTCTTGCTTTTGCATTTTGTTTTGGAAAACTCATTCCTGTTTCAGGTCTTTGATTTTTCCAATATAAAATTTTGTTTGGTGCACCTTGTAAGCTTTCAAAGTCAGTACAATCGTCGGTTGCTGTATCATACATCTGATTCATTGTTGCCATATTCGTAAGAAAAGCAACTGCATCCGATTGAACTAAGTTTGGATTACTTTCAGCAAATAACGCCAATACACCTGTTACTTGTGGAGATGCCATACTTGTCCCAGTATATTTTGATAGCCAAAAACTTCCATTCCTACTATCTTGTACATTCCCTGTTCCATATACTGAACTCACAATACCAGATCCTGCTGCATGTATATCAACTGCACCACCACAAACTGAAGAAGCTCTTTTTCTATCATTGGATTGGTCATCAAGATTCCCTACTACAATACTTTCTGGAACAGCTCCGCCTCCACTAATTCCAGGTCTGTGTGTATTAAATGCAGATACAATGGATCCGCTTTGTTCTAAATAAGCAATATTATTATAATCTTGATCGCCTGATAAAGTTACTTTTTGATAATGATTTCCTGAAGCACATACTACAATAATCCCGTCAGCTATTGCATCTTGAATGTCGGCTATGAAAGAAGTATAATATGCACTAATTTCCCAATCACCATTTCCTGGTACATTAATACCTCTTTCTTCTAATTCAGCATCATTTAAACCTCTACTAAAATCGCCAAGAGGATTATACAATGTACCTCTAAAATTCATTGCTCCTATGCTATCATAAGGTCCATTTGTAATTAATGAATCTTTTGTATATGTACCACCATAACTATGATTGCTTACTGTAGGATTTCGTCGACCTGTTGCTGTATTAATTGGTTTGGTATTATGCCATTCACGAATATAATCCCACATTGTGTCCTGAGTGAGAACACCACCATAGTTTACGGCGCCTGAATAATAAAATTCTAAACTGTAAATATTTGCATCCCTTGCCCAACCTAAGGTATTACCTGCGACTGTTCCAGTAACATGGCACCCGTGAGCAGTATCAGAGGATGATCCTACCGTAGTATAATCATAATTTCCATTCGACCCAAATCCTAATTGATTTGTAAGAGAGAACCAATTAAAGAATTGAACTCTTGTTCCACCGCTGCCATCTGGATTTACTGCGAATTCAGGATGATTTGCTGCAGCAGTTGTAATACTTCCATCAACAATTAATACATCAACATTTTTTCCTGATGCCGTAATTGTGAATGATCCTGATTTAGTAGAAACACTATCAGCGCCCCAATTTCCATCAATGTTATTCGTAACATTATGTCTTAACATTCCCCAATTTTTTTCAGAAGAAGATGGGAAAGAACTACTATTTCTAACAAAGTTACCTGAATCCGAATAACCTGTTGGTTTCCATTCAATTAAATCTATTAAATCTTTTGGGGAAACATCCCACACTCTCGGATCTTCTTTTAATTGTTCCGCTTCTTCAGGAGTTAACATATAATAAGTATTACGACTTATTGCTCTTCTTAATGTTAAATCAACTGCTCTATTAGGAATATAAAGGTCACCGCCAGGAGTTTCCATATCATTATAGAAATCTTCTAGGTCTTCTTTATTATGAAGAGTGACAATATATTCCTTCATTAAATTAAGCCTCTAATTCTAATACAGTTAATGTGACTGTTATTGCGGCCTGGCCACCGGATTTATTTGTAATTGAAACAGGAATAGATGTTCCTGAATCTAACCAACCTAATACACCAGGACCGAACTTAATAGTTTCAGCACCTGTTGTAATTACTTCAGCAATAACACCTGCATCAGGAGAAGGATCTGTTGTTTCTAATCTTGAAGCATCAGCCGTTCTTGAAGCAGTATCAACATATAGTCTTACCCAAGCAGCATGAGAAGTTTCAATCTTCATTAAACCAAAACTTGCGAATCCATCTATTGCTGTATCAACTTTTACACCATCAGAAATAGAACTTGTTGCGATAGATTTTGTTGTTCTTGTTTGAAGACCGCCGCCTCCGCCACTTTGAGCTACCCACTCGTAGTCAGTTCCATTCCAACTTAGTACTTCATTATTAGCTGCAGTGCTGGTGTTTATATGAGCGTCTACATTAGAATTTGTGTATGATGAAACAGTAACCCAGTCATAATCAGAACCATCCCAACTTAGAACTTCTCCGCTAGAAGCAGTAGAAGTATTTAAGTGAGCATTTACATCACTGTCAGTATAACCACTACCACCACCTGCAGATACCCAAGCATAATCAGAACCATCCCAACTTAATAATTGACTTGCTGAAGCTGAACCAGTATTTAGGTGAGCATCAACAGCACCTGTTGTAAACCCAGTTGGTAAAGCAGCCCATTGATAATCTGAACCGCTCCATTGTAATACTTCGTTACTTCCTGCACCTGATACATTCAAGTGAGCATTGACGTCGCTATCAGTATAACTACTGCCGCCGCCGGCAGATACCCAAGCATAATCAGAACCATCCCAACTTAACACTTCATTAGTTTGGGCTGAACCTGAATTAAGATGATTGTCAACATCTGTAGTGGTAAACGAAGAACCACCACCTGCTATCCAAGAATAGCTTCCGTTTGCACTTGTACCAAGAACATAACCTGCTTGTTCACTATTTGTAATATTGGCCGAATATACAAATGCGTTAAGTGGGTCTGTGTAATTAGTAATAGAACCGCCTGAAGTGTCAGATAATAATTTTCTCCAACTTCCGTGAGCGTAATATAAAGCTCCTGTATCATGAGCATGTCCTATTGCTCCATGATAAGTTGCTGGGTTTACCTGAAGTAATGCGGCTTCAGTATCGTAATAAAATGTAATCTTATGAGGTTTACCGACTAAGTCAAAAGCACCGTTAGTGTCAAATAAATTTGTTGCACTCGATGCTCCGCCTAAAGCAAGGTATAACTCATTAAAGTTATCGTTTGTTTTATCGAATGCGTTTCTTAACGGATCACCTGTTCCGTCATTTGCAGATGCACCGATATTAATAATTTGCTTGGCCATTGCTATTCTTTCCTAAAAATTTTGGTTTTTGTTATTTATACCTAATATGTTATATCGTAATTGTTCTCAAGGTACTTATTAACTAAATAAAGCATATCAGCTGATACAGTATGTGCAACAGCATCCTTTAAGAATATTACATTGTTATAGTCAACAATTAAACTATTTGTTCCATAAGTTGCTCCGCCTAAGATTTGATTTCCTAAATAACCTTGAGCTTGAGCAAATCTAAATACACTGTCTTGTGCTGAAATATATGTTACACCTGAAACAATACCTCCTGTGTATGGTACTGTTGAATCTTGAGTACCATTCATACAAACTATTTTTCTTTGAGGTATTGGTGATTTAATATAATCGTAACCTAAGTTTGTATTACTTCCACCTGTAAGCTCATGATTAGACGGATAATAGAAGTTATTGTTTCTGTATTGTTCTGTGTGGGCTTGTGATAGCATACTTATAACTGTATCAATAGAAGTATCACCAAGTTCAATTGCGGCTCTTAATGCAAGTGCACCACCGTTGCCTTCACCAATAATACGAATCTTGGTATCATCAACATTATTATATATTTTTAACATATCAATTAATTCGTCTAATACTGATATATCAGGACCTTTTGATATTTCATTAGCAATATTCCATGAATTAGTAAATCCATCAACACCGATTAATATATGTCCTGGTAATGAAGAGGCGAATTGAGAAACCATTCCTGCACCAGTTCCACCGTTTTCATGTAATAAAATAGCAACTGGGTAAGGAGCAGAACCTTGTGTAGGCATTTGTATTGTCACGTCATAATCGTGGAAGCCTTGACTCCAATTTCTAGTAATCGTTAAATCAGTTACTGAACTTGTACTTAGTGTTAATCCACCAG